AGACTTAAAAGAAAAATTCAGCAGCATATACCTGATGCAGAGAAGAAATCTGCTGGTCGTAATAGAGTAGAGATTAATCTCATAGAGCTTAAGAAGCTCATGCAGTATAAACCTACTATCTCTATGACAGCTTCTCACTTTGAGATCTCTAAGAAATCAGTAGAGAGAATTATTGATCGTGAGTTCAATATGACCTTTGCAGAGTTTAGAGATTATCATATGGCTGGAAGGAAGTTCTCTCTTATTCAGAGGGCTTTACAGAGAGCTGAGAAGTCAGATTATATGCTGATCTATTGTCTAAATAACTTATGTGGCTGGTCTCATAATCCTGATAAGGATGATGAAGATGATAGAGTAGATGATATTATCTTTCAAGATAAGTAATGAACTTAGTTATATCTTATATAAAAAATAAACCTCAAAGAGATTTTCACGAGGATATTGTCACTCGTCATTTGCATTTGTCTGCTGGTTATGGAACTGGAAAGACTTATGGATTAGTCATGAAGCTCTTTCAACTTTCTTTATTAAATAAAGATATTCCAGGTGGATTAATGTGCCCTTCATATACAGATTTTATGAAGGATATTAATCCGATGATTGAAGAAGTTTGTTACATCAATAAGATTAAATATAAATATAATCAAATGCATCACTGGTATAGGTTCCCCTGGAGTAGAGGGAAGGTCTATGTAGTGTCTGGAGAGAAAAAAACTAGAGGTCCTAACTGGGGATTCGGAGTTATTAATGAAGTAACTCTTATTCCATATCCAAGATATAGAGACTTTGTTTCTCGTGTGAGGGTGAGAAAGGCAACTTGTCCACAGATAGCATCTTGTGGAACACCAGAGGGTGTTATTAGTGAATACTATGATTTTTTTGTAGAGAAACCTGGTGACAAAACTAAGGTAATTTATGGATCTACTTATGACAATTTAGATAATCTAGATTCAGAATATATAGATTCTCTTAAAGGGGCATTTGACCAGAAGTCTCTTGAATCTTATATTCATGGACAGTTTGTTAATCTTAATGGAAAGCAGTTTTACTATGCTTATAATCCTAAAATTAATGAGAATAAATCTTTAGAGTATGATGATAATAAACCTGTTCACTGCTTTATGGACTTTAACGTTAGTCCTTTCGTGGCCACCATCTGGCAACAACAATTTTTAAATAATAAAACTAGACTAGTTGGAGTAGATGAAATTGTTATTCCTGATGGTGCAGATACTAAGCAGATGGCAGATGCATTAAAGGCCCGTGGATATTATCCAGAGAATACAATCATCTATCCAGATCCAGCAGGCAAGGCCCGTTCAACAAAGGGAACTCCTGATATAGAGATCCTTGAGCGTGAAGGGTTTTATAATATTAAGGTTAAAAAGAAAGCTCCATTGATCAGGACTAGACAGCTAAACGTTTGTAATTTATTAGAGAAAGGGATGATAGTAATTAACCCATTGAAGATGCCCACAATGAGGAAAGATCTTTTACTCGTTGAGCAAGATGTGGTTACATTAGAGAAGGTAAAGAAGAATCAAGAATTGACACATGCCTCTGATGGTCTAGACTATGGCTGTGATATTATTTATCCATTTAGTGGAGTTAAACCTAACAGTAGTGGTATCTACAAAGTTAGATAATAGCGGGGATCATTCATGAAAATTTATACTGAAGATGAAATATTAAAACCTGAAGTTCGTAAACAAATTATTGACGAGATCTGTCAACCTGAAAATAAAAATAGAAAGCAAGCAGCGTTTAAAAAGTATCAAGTCTATAAAGACAAGACAGCTCTTTATGTAATTGAGAATCTTCTAAAGTGGCTTGATCAAGATACTGTAGAAGAAATGGCTTATTCAGTTTCTAACGTTTCAGTATGTAGGAAGATTATTGATAAGCTAGCACGTGTTTATGCGATGGGTGCTGATCGTAAAGCTATGAATAAAGATGGTAAAGTAGATGAAGAACTAACTAAAAAAGTAGAACTATTAGCAAAGTATCTAAGTCTTAACTCTAATATGAAAAAACTTAATCGACTTCTTAAATTAGAGAAGAACATGAGCATGTATATTAAGCCCACTAAAGTTATAGTTAAGGGTGTAGAAAAATATACTATTAAGGACCAGCCTACTGCTCCATTTCTTTATGACGTTGTAGAGAATGCTAATGATAATGAGAAACCACTTTGTTATATTTTCTCACACTTTAAACCAGAATTATCTTTAGGTCTTAATGCCCCACTCACTAATGAAATGCTTAAAGCTCACACGCTTACTGCATCTAATCCATTGGGTGATAATAAAGATCAAATGATCGCAGATAGTCCTTCTGATAAGGATGCTGATAATAAACAGTTTATATGGTGGTCAGAGAATTATCATTTCACCACCGATGATCTTGGTGCGGTTATTTCTACTAATACCAATATGGAAAATCCTATTCATGAATTAACCATTCTTAACTTTGCTTTAGATCAGGATGGACAATTCTGGGCACAAGGTGGCGATGACTTAGTAGATGGATCTGTTTTAGTTAATTCAATGATCACTCATACTATGCATGTTGGAGTTACTCAAGGCTATGGCCAGTTCTATATGACTGGAGCTAACCTACCAGCAGGGCAGAAGATCGGACCTAATAAGGGAATTAAGATTGAGCATAAGGATAAAGATGAGCCAACACCTACTCTTGGTTTCTTATCTGCCAATCCCCCACTCTCAGAACTTAGACAGCTTATTGAAATGTATGTAGCTCTAATGCTAACTACTAATAATCTTTCAACTTCAGGTGTAGCGTCTAACCTTGGCACTGGTAATAACCCAGTTAATGGTATCGCTATGATTCTAGATAAAGCTGAATCCATGGAAGATGTTCAAGACCAGGAGCAGATCTTTAAAGATAGAGAACCTGAGATGTGGAGGGTTATAGCTAAGTGGCTTAACCTTTACTCTAAGACTGGTGAGTTAGTAGATGAACTAAAAGATTTAGTTATTCCTGAGGATATTAAAGTTGAAGTATCTTTCCCTGATGCAAGACCTATTATGACAGAGAAAGAGAAACTAGATAACCTTAAGATTCGTAAGGATCTGGGAATAAATACCGAAATAGAACTTATTAAGATGGATAACCCTGACCTAACTGATGAACAAGCAGAAGAAAAATTAGCTAAGATTCTAGAGGCTAGAATGAAAAAAGTAGCTAACGCTGCTAAAGATGCGGTTAATAAAAATCTTAATCAGGTAGAAGATGGCCAAGACGAACCTGTTTAAAGTTATAGATAGCGTTGTCACTGATAAAGATATTTATAGTGAGCTTGAGCTAGATCTATCAGATGTTCCTCGTGAAGATAGAGTAGATGTTAAAGATCAGGTGGGGCAATTCATTATAGAGCAGATTCTTAAATCAGTAGGTAGCGTTGAATCTCCTATAGAAGGTGGAAAGTTTAAAAAAACTTTATCTCCAGACTATAGAGCTAAGAAAAAAGCAGAAGGTTATTCTCCTATTCCTAATCTTGAAGTCTCAGGTAATATGCTTTCCTCATTAGATTTTAAAAATAGTTCTAGTGGAATTAAGATAGGGATCTTTGGTGACTCAGAGAATGCAGGTAAAGCTGATGGTCATAATAACTTTAGTGGTGAATCAAATCTTCCGGAGAGAGTGTTTCTAGCTAAGAGTGGATCTACTTTTAAAAAAGATATTACAGATCAAATAAATAATATTATTCTAGATGCAGTAGTAGCTTCCACAACTCCTAAGAAGTCTGACTTTAAAGATGTAGAAACTAAAAAAGATTTATATGAAGTATTAAAAGATATCATGGGCGATCTATCTAACACAGAGATAAGAGCAGCAGTTACCAGGTCTGAGGATCTAATGGATCTACTAGGTGATCTAGATTTATTGGATTTATTATAATGGCTAAGAAAATAAAAGTAGTTGTTGAGCTTCCAACTATTAAAAGAATACAAAAAGAAATTGATAGTGTTAAAAATAAAAGAAGTATCGGTCTTTATTTAGTAGATCAATTAAAATCTTTTATCACTAAAGGTATTAGTCCAGTCAAAGGTGAGGGTAAGTTTGAGCCATATTCTGGAACTAAGCAAGCCATCGCTAATAAAAAAGCAAAAAAAATTGTAGCTAAATCTAGTCGAGCCTCTAGTAAGGCTAAGGTGTCATCTAACACTTCAGCTAATAGAAAATATCCATTTAATGTAATGAAGAAATATCCTAATAAGAAGGCTAGTCCAGTGAATTTAACATTGACAGGAGATATGTTAAAGGCCTTAAAACACGAGGCTAATTCAAAAGGTGTGAGTGTGGGGATCTTTGATCAAGAAATGAAAGAGCGTGGACTAAAGCATCAATATGGGGATCCAAAAAAGTTCCTTCCTAAGAGACGTTTTATTCCTATCTACAAGGAAGGCGATGAGATCCTTGTTTCTATTAAGCGTGGACTTATCGATTTATATACAGATATACTTGACGGTATTTTAAAAAAAGGGAAATAATCTAAGTGTCTGGTCCTGATTGGGGATTAAGCAAGTTAAATTACAATATAACAATTTACCCGTTTTGTCTGTGACAGACGGCTCATGAGTCGGTGACTCAGAGGAGAATATTTATGAGTGATGATGTGAAAGTTGACGAGAATGGAAATCCTATTGTTGATCCAGCTGAAGGCAGTGCCCCAGTTGATAATCCAAAGGATGAATTTGTTTCTAAGAAAGAGTTAGATGCTGTCATAAAAGAAAGCATCGCTCGTAAACAAATGTTAGCTAAAGTAGAAGCTGAGAAGCTCGCTGCTTTAAAACAGTTGGAAGATATTAAAGTGAAACAAATGAAACAAACCGACAACTGGAAAGAACTTGCTGAAACTAAAGAGAAGCGAGTAATTGAACTTGAGGGTGAGAATAAAATGATTCGTGAAAGTGTTGTAAATTCTATTAAAACATCAGCTCTGCAAAGTGCTGCTGCTAAATTAGGTTTACATCCTTCAGCGGTTAAGTATTTAAATGATTCTTCTGTATTAGATGAGGTTGAAATTGAAACCACATCTACTGGCAGATGGAATGTTTTAAATGCAGAACTTGTCGCTCAAAATTTCAAAGCTACAAACCCTCTCTTATTTCAAGACCCAAGAGCACCTTCAGTAAACACTACCACCCCTGGGGTTATTCCTAATGGTGGAAGTAAAGTTACTCCAGAGATGCTTAATGAATTAAGTAAGAAATTTGCAAAAACTAAGAGTAAAGAAGATGAGCTGGCTTATAAATCAGCTATCAGAATCTTCCAAGCTCAACGATGACAAACTAAATCCTATAGGGGGTATTTAAAATGGCAGATAATATGCACAGAACCAGTTCTGAGGTATCAGTATTAGTTCCTCAGCAATGGTCTCAAAAATGGTACGAAGTTCTACTTGCTGAACTTCCATTCAATTCTTTGGTGAGCAGAGATTACGAAGGTGAAATCAAACAACTTGGTGACACAGTAAGAATTTCTACAATCCCAGAATTTGATGAAGCTATCGAATTAGCAGAAGATGCTAAAGCGGATGCTAGCGCTGTAACAGCAACTCAACAATCTTTAGTTATCAATAAGAGAATTGTTAAAGACTTTATCGTAACAAGTAAAGCTCAAATGCAATCAATTCCTTTTGTAGATAAATTAAGAGATATGGCTATTTATGCAATTCAAAAGAAAATGCAAGCCATCATCATTTCTTTAACCGTTCCTTCAGCATCAGCTCCTGATCATCAGATCAGCTATGACTCTGGAACAACTTTAGCACTTGCTGATATTTTAGAAGCTAAAGAATTAAAAGATGCTCAGAACGTTCCTTTGTCGAACAGACACAGCGTTCTAGGTTCAGCTCAGTTAAACGATGTTTATAACATCACTGGCTTTATATCTTCTGATTTCTTAGTTTCTGGTGCGCCTCTTTCAAGTGGTGAGCTTCCTCCTTTGGTAGGTTATATGCCTCACTTCACTACAGTAGTTGGTAATACCTCTTACTGGTTCCATAGCTCATACTTCACAATGGCTACACAACAAGAATTAGCTATTGGAGAATATGATCTAGGTGTAGACGGTGTTCGTGGTAAGCGTGTTAACGTAGACGTTCTTGCTGGTTTCTTACAACTAGACAACAAGCGCGTTGTAACCATTTCTTAATTGAAAAGGGGAATATAAAATGGGAATTAAAAATAAATTGAATTATCAAGAATATGTTTATGACTTCGCCGTGCAAGGTGGAGCTGTAAGCACAATTAGTTTGTCTGGTAACAAACTTCCCTTAGGGGCAGTAGTTACTAGCGCACAAGCAGTAGTAGAGACTGCATTCACCTCTGGTGGATCAGCTACTCTATCTATTGGTGATAGCGCTTCTGCTACTAAATATTCTGCTGCTGTTGCAGTAGCTTCTTTAGTAGATAAGTTTCTTATCACTGCTGCTGGTGTACCCAATCAGATCGGCGCTGCGAATGAGCAACAAATTGTTGTAGATATCGCTGTTGCTGCAATGACTGCTGGTAAACTACGCGTAGGTTTTAGCTACTACATGGCTGATGAGTAATAGATGAAACCCAATACTACACGGCTGCGTTATGTAATTGGAAAATCGCATGATGATATTCAAGGTTTCCTTGATAATCTGGGTGTGAGAGTTCAAATATATGGCGCTCCCGTGTGGGATGGGACTTCATGGACTTTATGGTTTGTTCCAGCAGATATTGATGGAATAGATATTAACTCTGTAGATTTAAGGAACTTATGACAGAACTACAACTATACTCTGATAAGCTTTTAATGAGTCAAATTGAAGCTCAGAAGAAAAAACTATCAAAGGACAAAGATCTAGAAAGAATGCAATACCTAGCACTTCTATTGAAAGAACAAGAAAGACGCGCTAATCTACCTCCAAAGGTAAAGAAGTCGTAATTTCTTAACGCCCATTATTTAATGTGTCTCTAAAGGAGATCTTGTGGCTGTAGATGATCACGGATTAGAAGCTTTAAAAAAAGCTGCTGAAGAAGTAACTCCAGGAAATAAATCTAATTATTATATTAAGGTGGGGAATACCGTAGGTGGCACTGCCATATCTAACGCTAATCCATTACCAGTTAAACAACAAACTTATGCCACCGCTACAAATACTCGCCCCACTGTCACTACTACTACATCTGTTATTCTAGCTTCTAATACTAGTCGTAAGAGTGCAGTCATATTTAATCAAAGTGGTGCAGTTGTATATTTAAAATACACGGATGCCGCTGTTGTTGGCCAAGGCATAAGACTTCCTAATGATGAGAAACATATAATTGATTCTACTAATTTATTCACTGGAGCTATCCAGGCTATAAGAAATGCTGGATCTGGGGCTGTAGATGTTATGGAAGGTACATAATGGCAGTAGCTGATTATATCTATAGATTATTACAGGCTGAGAAAGATGTTACTGATAAGGATGTAAAGATTGATGAGCTATCTTCAACTTTCGCTTTTATTGGTTTTGCTATAGCTGGTTCTGCTACTAGTGCTGCTGCATGGAAAGTAGCAAGGATATATCGCCAAGGTGATGCCTATACTATCGAATATGCTTCTGGTGGGGGTTATAATCAAATTTGGAATAATAGACAGTCTTTATTCCCAGGCGTATCAATGGCTAATGTTTACTCAGTAAATTTTGATGGAGTAAACGATATTGTAACTTTTGGAGATAACTTTGATTTTGAACATAACTTGGCTTTCTCAATTTCATTATGGGTTAAACCTAATAACGTTGCTGCTCAAAGATGTATGATATCTAAAGTATCAAATGATGCTAACGTTCATGGTTATAGCCTTCAACACTCTGCCACTGGAGCATTATATTTACAGTTAAGAGCCACTGGAGCATTACTTTCCCCACATATTTTTACTTCAACTTTAACAGCGGGGATTTGGCAGCATGTGGTTTTAACTTATTCAGGATCTTCAAATATAAGTGGAGCTAGAGCTTATATAAATGCAGTTGTAGGAGATACCCCAGCAAGTGGTGCTCTTTCAGGATCTTGGGGAAACACTAATTTCTTTATCGCTGGTGCGCGTGGACTTTCTGGGTTTCCTTTTGTTGGTAACATAGATGAAATAAGTATCTGGAATAAAGCTTTATCAGCAGCAGAAGTAAGTGAGCTTTATAATTCTGGTCAACCAGATGATTTAAATGGTCACTCTGCCTTCGCTAATCTTTTGTCTTGGTGGCGCATGGGTGATAATGACACTTATCCAACAATTTTAGATAATAAAGGTTCTGTTAATGGAACTATGACAAATCAAACTAGCGGTGATATTGAAACGGATGTACCATAATGCCAAAGTTTAGAAATGCTCAAGTATTTGTTATAATGGATGATGAGGAAATTACAACGAACATCATTAATTTAAGCACTTCAATATCTAAGGATACAATGCCGACTAAAGTTTCAGGTGGAATTACTAAAAGAATTGTTGAAACTATTGAGCCAGTAAATTCTTCATTTAACTCTTATCCTTGGTATAGTTGTGACGATATCTTAGGAGCATGGGAGGCTATAGTTGAAGATTGATATTTATAGACGTGAAATGGATGAAGATCTAATACTTCTTATGAAGCAGTATAATACTCCAGAGGAGAAGCGAGATCTTTTAGCTATCCAACAAATTAGATTATTAAAAAAAATAGAAGCTGCCATACTCAGTGGGCAACCAGCGATAGTAAAGGACGGGGTATAAAATGCCAATATTCTCACAGTTAGAAAATGAAGATGAAGTTCAATTAAAAGATAGAACTCGTTTAGATGGATCAAAAAGCTATAACACCGCTAACCAGCCAGCTTTCTCTAAAATGTATCTTAAACCATGTGAGAATGAGCCTGTATTTAGCATTTATAATGCTAGCCCCACACTTAGATTCTTAGACTGGGAATATAGAAACTGGGAAATAGATATTGATTCAAGTAATAATAAACTTAATTTCTCTGAGAGTGGTGTAGAACTAACTGCCACATTAACCTCTGGAACTTATTCTTTATCTGGATTAGCTACTCAAATTCAAACTCAGCTAGATGCTGCTGGAGCATTAACCTATACTGTTTCAGTAAGTGCAGATGATAAAATTACAATTCTAGCTACTGGAGCTTTTGGATTATTAATTAAAACAGGTGCTAATCGTTATGTTTCTATTCTTAATCAATTATTTTTTGGAGAAGCTGATCTCTTAGGTAAAGATAGATACACAAGTGATAGAATTGAATACTTAACTCGTAAAGCTACTATCTATGTTGGAGAAAATAAGCAGCAAGTTGACTCTGTAACATGCGTTGCAGATGTAGCTGGATCTTTAAATTCTAAATACTTTCTGTTATATTCAGGTGGGGATGCTACTAAATATTACGTTTGGTATGACGTTGCCTCGGGGGGAACAGATCCATTAATCTCAGGAGCTACGGGGATAGAAGTTGATATATCAGCAGGTGATTCTGCTAGTGCTGTTGCTACTGCTACTGCTGCAGCAATCGATGCTCTAGGTGCTTTTATATCTTCTGCTTTATCAGCGGTCGTTACTATCACTCACGCATCTAGTGACTGGAATACCCCACCTACTAATGGAAACCTTAGTGGTTTTACTTTCTCAACTACTACTCAAGGTGAGAAGCAAGATTCAGAATCAAATTACATAAAAGTTTATTCAGTGTTAGGTGATAACTTATTTTGCTCTGATGCAGAATTAATGCAATATGAGCCAGATATTAGAAAATGGGTAGCTCCAGGTAGAAATTCTTTTTTAAACATTCATAGACAAGCTCAGAAGTATATTCTTGAGAAGCTAGATCAGCATGGATGGAAGAACCTACTAGGTAGAAAATTTAAAAAGAAAGATATTTTAGATATTGCAGAATTTAAAGCATGGGCCAGATCCAAAGCACTTTCTCTCATTTATGGTGGCATTAAGAACGCCGCTGGTGACGTTTGGTCAGAAAAAAAGAATCAATATGAGGGTGAAGAAAGACAAGCTAGGAATAAAGCTATGACTAGAATTGATATAGATGAATCTGGAGATCTATACCTAACCGAAGGTATTGATACTTCAACTATTTTCATGGCTAGAAGGTAAAAGTGGAGCTTAAAGAAATACGAACCACAATTAGAGATAAAATGATCGAGATTGGCTATGTAGAATGGCTTGATCAGTCATTAGATATTGACGTTCCCGATACTATTATCGAGAATAGTTTTAGGGTTTCTGTTACTGGTGGATCTACCGAGCCAATTAACCAACACGTTAAAAAGCTTTCTAATGACGTTGTGGTAAATATTTGGAAAAAAGGTTTTAGATCAGAAATAGAATCTCAAGATGCTGCTTTAGAAGCAGTAGAAAATATATTATGTGAAATGTTGGCTGTGAATTTTAGAACACTTCCATCATTTAGAAGAATAGATTTCGATAGCTATACTATCGAACCTCTAGTCGATGAAGATAATAGTAGTATAGCAAAAATTGAAATGAACTTTGTAGTTGAAATAATTTTAGCCGTCACTGATGACGTTGAATAATTAAGGGAGGATTTACCATGGGATGTTCTAATCGCGCTGGCAATATAACTATTGAGCCAGTAAAAGTAATATTCGGAAAGTATGAGTGTTCAACAGTCGTCGCTACTGCTGACGTTGCTAGCTCTCATAATAACGATTATTTTTTCTTATACTCTGCACTTGATGCAGTTAAATACCACGTTTGGATGAACGTAGGTGGTGCGGGTGTTGACCCTGCTCCTGTAGGATCTACTGGTATTCCAGTAGCATTCGCAGTAAACGCATCTGCTAGCACTGTAGCTTCTGCAATTGCAGCCGCTATTGATGCAGTTTCAGGTGGACCATTTGAATCAGAAGCTGATGGAGCAAGTATTTGTATTTGTAACATGCAGCCTGGAAATTCCACAGACGTAGCATCTGGAGTAGGCCTTGCTGGTTTTACTTACACTGTTAACGTTCAAGGTACATATGATGACCTTGGTTTGTGTGATGGTGATATTGAAGTTTCTCTAGATGAGCAGCTTTTAGATATTACTTCTCATCAAACTGGAACGGATATCTTGACTTCTATTCGTCAAGGTAAGTCTGCCGAGATTAGCATAACTCTACAAGAAACTCATGTAGCTAACTTAAAGCTTATCTTAAAACAAGCTGGAGAAGTTTATACTCCTTCTGGTGGTTCTAATGAAGTTGTTGGGTGGGGTACTTCTACCAACTCAATTAACATCATTGATAAAGCTGGAAAGTTAATTCTACATCCTTATGGACTATCTGCATCAGATAGATCAAGAGATATGGCGTTCTGGCTTGCTCATTTGAAACCAGAATCACTAACTTTCTCAGGAGAAAATCCAGAAGTTGTTAGTTGCACATTTAAATGTTATACAGATGAAAGCCGTGACACTAGAGCCAATCTATTTGTTAAGGGCGATCATTTACAAAACTTTAAAGCGTAACTTTAATTTTATAGTCACTGACTGGGTGACGGGGGTTTTATGGCAATAGAAATTAAATCAAAGGAACTTGAGCTAATTGTTCATGGGCAAACTGTGAAGGCAAAACGACCTTCTCTTGCTCAACAACAGGCTTACACAGAGGCAATGCATGCAGATGGTGAAGGCAAAAACCTTTACACTCTTATGATTAATTGGCTTGAAGGGGTAGGGTTCCCCACCGGGTTAGCTAAAGAAGTTTCACTAGATGAGTTCCAACAAATCGGTGAAGCTTTGTCTGACTCAAAAAAAAACTAAGCGAATTTGATTTAAAAATTGCCAAACTAGTTAGGTTTTACGGGATAGATCCGGAAAGGATTCTGGATCTTCCCGCTAACCTAGTAGATAAACTCTGGAGATCTATAGATGTTATAGAAGCTAGGGAGTTACTAAATCAAATGAAGCTAGCAGATTGGCCAAATATGAAAGATTCATCTAGAAAGCCTCTACATAAGAAGCTTTATAGTGCTGCATATCCTCATATGATGGAACAAAAGCCAATGACCCTAGATAACCTAGCTAATATTTTAGGTGGTGGGGAAATTATAGATGGCTGATGATAAAATTATAGTAAATGTAGAACCTAAAGTAGATGAGAAAGCTTCTAAGAAAGCTAAAGCAGATCTTGAATCTAGCTTTGATGATCTTGGTAATAAATTAGATAATTCTGTTAAAAAAGATCTTGAATCAGTTCGTAATGAAGTAAAAGGTTTTGCTAAAGATTTTGCATTAGTAGGTGTTGCTGCTGCTGGTGTGGCATTAGCTGTTAAAAAAGCTTTTGATTTAAGTGTTGAAGGCGAAAGCATTAAGGCAATAAATAAAGAGTTTGAAGTTTTATCTAAACAAGCAAAGCTTTCTAGTGAAAATCTTAAAGAATCACTTCTTAGTGCAAGCGGTGGATTAATAGATGATACATCCCTTATACAAGCTGCCAATAGGGCAATCATTGAACTTGGAAATAATGCCAAAGTAATTCCTGAAACATTAGAGATCGCTCGTAAAGCCACTGCGGTTTTTGGTGGGGAAGTTGTTCAAAATTTTGAAGCTATAAACCAAGCTATAGCCACTGGAAACGTAAGACGCTTAAGAGAAATTGGTATTATCATTGACCAGGATAAAGCTCTTAAAGATTTTGCTAAAACTCAAGGAGTTTCAGTAGATGCTTTAACAGAAGCTGGTAAAAAACAAGCTATATTAAATGCAGTCCTAGAACAAGGTGCTAAAGCATTTAATGGCGTAGATGTTGATACTAGAAAATTATCTAATTCAGTTAGCCAACTTAAAACAGCATTTAATGATTTAAATGATTTTATTGCTACAAGTTTTAATAATACATTTAGTCAATCCATAGCAGGAGCTATTACAGCTGCTAGTAATTCAATTAAAGATTTTACTTTAAGTTTAAAAAAGATGAGTGGAGAGAAACTTTCTATAGATGAAGTTTCTTTTAGATTAGAAAATCTTAAAACTCAACTCGCTGCTTTTGAAGCAGGTCCTAAAATTCCAGGTGTAGTTAGTATAGAAGTTCAACTTTTAAGGAAACAAGTATCGCAAACGGAAGATGAGCTTGAAAAATTAGTTCAAGCAAAAATTAAAGCAGATTCTAGAATGAAATCTCCTATAGATTCAGCTACTTCAAGTGCCACCGCCGCTCAAAACCCTTTATTTTTTAATCAAGAAAAAGTAAATGCAGATAGAGAGAAAATGCTAACAGCTATTGCTCAGAATAATGCTCAAGTATTAGCTATTCAGCAGCAAGGACAGAGTGATGAGGGATTTGCTCTTGCTAAAGCATCTGGTGAAAAATTATTAATACTACAACAATATGAAGATCAGAAAGCACAACTTCTTTTACAGAAAAAACAAGCTCAGGGCGCAAATGAACAGTTATTTGCCGATCAATTAGTCTCTATAGAGAGTGTAAAAAACGCTAGGATTTTACAATTAGAACAAAGAGCATCAGAATCAGTTATGGCTATTAGAAAAATAGTCCAATCAAATATCGTCAATGGTTTGACAGCAGCATTTTCACAACTAGGGGCATCTCTAGTTAAGGGATCAAATGGTTTTGAAGCTATGGGCAAGGCTGTAGTTGCAGCTTTAGGAGCTATGGCAATTCAAATTGGATCTTTAATGGTAGCAACCGGACTAAGTTTTAAGGCTTTAGCCCCAGTATTACCTATTTTTGGTATATCTGGAGCGGCTGCAGTTATTGCAGGTCTTGGATTAATAGCTTTAGGTGGGGCACTTAGTGCGAGTGCTGGTGGAGAAGCTGGTTCTCCATCTGGATCTGGTGGCGGGGCAGGGTTTGGAGGGTCTGGAGGTTTTGCAGGCACTGGTGGAGAAGTAGGTGCTTTAGCTCCAGATCTGGTTCAAAGGGAGAAGGGCACTGTAGTAAACGTAAATATCCAGGGAAATATTTTAGATAGACGACAAACTGGATTAGAAATAGCTAATATTATTCAAGAGCAGTTTGATACTAATGGTAACTTAATCGCACAAGGTAACTTTTAAATGAGCTTGTTATTACCTACATTCTCTAAGTTTTATTACAACATCGTAGTTGATGAAAATAATTTTAATTTAGATTTTGATGAAGGTGGAGGGGAACTCACCGCTGAATTAAACCCAGGGGAATATACATTAGAAGGTATAGCTGATGAAGTTGAACGGGCACTTAATGACGCTGGAGCTTTTACTTATACAGTTACGGCTAATAGAACCACCAGGTTTTTAACTATTTCAGCAGGTTCTGCATTTACTTTAAGAGTAGCTTCAGGCTCTCATCTAGGAACCTCTGGTTATACTTTAATTGGATTCACCGGGGCTAATAGAACTGGAACTACTACTTATACTAGTAATAATGCAGTTGGATCTGTGTATGAGCCTCAATTTAAATTACAAAGTTATATTTCAAGTGATGACTGGCAACAAGCAGCAGATGCTTCTATTAATAAAACGGCTAGTGGCAGGGTAGAGGTAGTAAAGTTTGGAACAGAAAAATTCTTTCAATTCAATATTAGCTTTATAACTAACATTAGACAGCCCTGTAATGGTCCTGTTTTAAATAAAACAACAGGTCTTGAGAATGCTAGAGACTTTATGCAATATGCTACAACACGTTCCCCACTAGAATTTATGCCTAATAAAGAATCACCTGGAACGTTTTATAAAATATTACTTGAATCTACTCCTGACTATTCCAATGGAACAGGTTATAAGTTAAGAGAATTATATGATAAAAATGCCGCTGGTTATTTTGAAACTGGCTTACTTAAATGGCGTTTAATAGAAGATTAATTTAGGGGGAACTAGTGTCAGTTACTAATGGACAAGTCGCGAATCAAACTACATTTAATAATGCTTTCGTATCTAAAACTGAAACAGATCCTTCTGTAAATAAAATTATCGGTGTTGTGGGGATGGAAAATACCACAGATCCAGATTCTGGTAATGCGATCACTAACGTTCAACAATATCAAAATGAAATAGCAGACGCAGCTGGAGTAGTTGGAACTGATGATGCTACTAGGAAAGTTTATTCTTCTAATAACGTTGTAGCTAATGGTGATAATCGCAAAGTAGCTGTTGGGAAATTAGATGCTAAATTTCATAATACCACCGGGCACGCGCATACAGGTGGAGCAGGAGATGGCCCACAAATTAGCGCAGCCGATCTAGCAGATTTTAATAATTTTCTTTCTCAATGGCAGACTTTTACTATTAGTCCTGCTGTAGGACTAGATGATGATGTTTCTGCTCAGTTAACTGGTAAAGTTTCAGGTGGTAACACTACTACTGCTGGAGTTATTACTACTGGCTCATATAACAAGTGTGAAATTAGATTATTATCCACAGATACATTTATAGAAGATGCTGATGGCCAAAGAGTTTATGGAAGATTAACAGAAGCTGCTGGAGTATGGACTTTAACTTATTACACTAATGAAGCAGGAGTAGAAACTGCTCACACTTTAGCTTCACAAAATATCAGAGTTTACTTTAGAGAAGTATTTACCATGGATACTCGCCCCACCATTCAAGATGATGGTGGTTTAATCGGCTCACTAGATATGACAGCCGATATTGTTGACGCTAGCCCCACTCAGCGCGGAGTTGTTTCCACAGGATCTCAAAGTTTTGGCGGTCTTAAAACAAATACAGATGGATTAATTATAGAAGATCATTTTGCTACTCCTAGATCAGATGTAGCTGGTGCTAATCCAATAAATGCTTTGACTTATAACCCTTTAATTAAAATTACTGGTGCTACTGCTACTTTTATTAACGGTATTACATCTGGAACAGATGGTAAAAGAGTAGTAATTCATAATGGAACTTCTCAAATACTAACTTTTAATCATCAATCTGGATCAGCAAGTGCTGCTGATAGATTAAAACTTCCTGGATCTATTGCTTTACAAGTAGCTATTGATTCATCTGTTGAATTTATTTATGACACTAACCAATCTAGATGGGTTGTAAAATCTGCTGCAGGATCAGGATCTGGTGGGGGATCTGGTGGATCTTTAGAATGGGTAGAAGCTTTAAGTGCCCCTACTATTGAAGTAGAATATGAGGCTAAAGCTGCACATTTCACCGCTGATGGAGATCAAAACTTATACACTACGATTAAAGTTCCCACATCTTATGGAACAGGATCTCCAGTTAAATTAAAACTTTTATTTTACAGTCCTGATAATAGTGGAAATGTGTTCATGCGTTCACAATCTACTTTAATTAGAACTGGAACTGATGCTTTCAACTCTACCACAAACCAGAGAACCTCTACAAATACTGAAGCTACCCTCGGAGCTGGAACAGTTGATGAGCCTCAATATGTTGAACTTGACCTAACTAGTTCAATCGGAGAGATAAATGCAGTTGCAATTTCTCCAGGAGACCAAATAAAAGTAAGATTATATAGGGATACAGCTAATGAAAGCACCCCTGCAACAAGTGCAGCACGAGCACAAATTTACCAATCGGAGAGTACATTCACATGATTATAAAATTAATTTACGGACTTTTTTTAACATCCATTCTAACGTTTGCAGCTTTAACCGAAGTTGACAGACAAGAGTTTGTTCGCCAAAACATCTTAGACAAATATAATCCTGGGTTTGAAAATGGTAAAGCTAAGTGGACAAATAGTGATGGAACATTCGCTTTAGATTCATCTTCTAATATTGGAACAGGACTTCAATCAGGAAGCTTTGATGCTTCTGCTACTACTCAAACTTTAACTTCTAGCACAGTTTCAATTCCAAAAGCACTTTATGGGCAAAGTTGTTTAGCAAGAATTAAATATAAAGGTGGGGATGCAAACCTTGCTTTTAAAGTAATGGATGGCTCTAGTAATGTTTTAGCTTCTGAAACTTTATCAGCTAGCACTATTTTTAGACCAGTGGGCTTAAGTTTTGTTTGCCCCACAACAGGATCTTTAAAGCTACAAATCTCTTCTACTGCGAACGCCGCAATTATTTATTTAGATGATGCTTACATTGGTGAAAATTTTCAAGTTGCAACCACTCAAGCAATCAGTGAATGGAAAAATGATTTAACTTTTACAACTTCTGGCTTTGGAACAATTTCTGTTTCAGATTTTCGTTACCAACAAGTTGGTGACAGAATGTTCGTTAAAGGAAGATTCACAATTGGAACGGTTGCAGCGGCTGAGGGTTATATTGAATTGCCCACAGGTTTAACTATTAATACAAGCAAAATGAGTTCAAGTGTTCAGGGGACAAAAGTTGGTGGAATTACTAGAATTACCTCTGGCGCATCTTATGCTTCTCTTGACCACATTTTATTTTACGATGGTTCAACAAACAATCGCGTTTATTACAGTTTGGCTCCTGATGGCAGCAATGCTTTGGATAAAGATTTAGTCAATGCACAATTTGGTTCAGGTGAAGACGTACAATTTGATTTTGAGGTTCCAATAACTGAATGGGCCGGCTCAACAAACGCTTTAAGCTTTGATAAAGCTGGTCAATCATGGTCTGGTTATCACGATGCTGATTGCGGGTGGACATTTGGTTCAGCATCTTTTACGGATGCCGTTTCAGTTGACGCTAGTTGTACTTTTGCAGAAAGAACAAATAGAAATTTTGGAACCGTAACAAGTTACAACGATGGAACACCAGGAAACAATTACCCTGGGATAACTTTTACTCCAGTTAAAATTGGCTCTTATTATGTTTGCGCAAAACCAGTTGCTTATAACGGAACCGCTAACCAGCAAGGTGACTTACAACTTTATGACGGCACCACAGAAATTTCTACGGCTGCCACTCGCCAAGCGGGTTCAACGGTTATGTTTACCACCATCCCAGTTTGTGGAATCTACAAAGCCACTTCTGTTGCTGCTAAAAATATATATTTAAGAGGTTCAGTTTATACAACTGGAACTTTAAACATTAATAATAACACTTCAACCGCTGGAAGCAGAACTGTTGAATGGAGTATTTTCGCTCTAGATCAAGAAATTCCTGCCACAATTTTAAAGGGTGTTGTTGGAACACAATCAACCGTTAGTGAGAGAATTGAAAGGCTTAGTTTTGGTGAAAGTGGTGGATCAATGGCATCCCCTACGGCTTGCACATCGGCTTCTTGTACTGTTTATTCTCAATCTGGTTCTTGGGTTTCATCTATTGCTAGAAATTCTACTGGCGATTATTCTGTAACAATTGCTACTGGAATTTTTGCCAGTGCTCCAACTTGTGTCGCATCAACTTTTGTAGCAGGGACAGTTGCTAACTGTGAGTCTTTTGGTTCGGCCACCGCCACCGCAATACCAGTTTTATGCAGACTAAGCAACGGCGTAACTGATTCTGCTGTAAATTTAATTTGCATGGGTCCTAAAGGGAGTTTATAACCTTATGGCATTTACCATAACTAAGAATGCCAGAATTAAAGCGGAGAGAAATAATATCTCTCCTAACCTGGTATTCAAAATAGATGGGTTAGATACTCTTTATGGATTACAAATCATTAAAAAATATATTCGCATCGGTGATCCTGGGCTTTTTATCGGCAGTGATTGGGTTATTGGTGGCCTTCGCTCAGCTAGTGATCAAGTAACTAATATTACCTTTGAAGGAACTACTACTCAGATTAATCAAAAACTAGATCCTGATAAAGCATCAGGCGCGACTATTTCCACCATGGATATAGCCTTAATAGATATTGATGGAAGTGTTTCAGATCTAGTGTCACCCGGTGTAGAGTTACCAGATATCTTAGGTCGTAAGGCTAAAGTATTTTTAGGTTTTGCAGATACAGCTTGGCCAGAAGATTATATAACTATTTTTCGTGGAATTATAGATCAAGTGGATGTGGGCACTGCTAAGATGACTTTTAAGTTATCGCATCCTGATCAAAAAAAACGTCAAGATATTTTTGTTAAAGGGGATACTGAATTAAATGGAGCTATTGATAATGTTGTCACTACTATTACGGTTGACTCTACCGCAGACTTTTTTTCTAGAGTGCTTGGCCCTGACGGAGTTTCTTATGATTCTAATATTAAATATGGGGTCAGAATAGATGATGAAATTATTTTCTTTACAGGAAAGACTGGCACTACTTTTACTGGTTGCACTCGTGGGGCTTTGGGCACTACTGCCGCTAGTCACTCTGATAATGCTGCTGTTTCTTCTTTTTACAATCTAACTGGAAACTCTATTGATCTAGCACTTAAACTCTACTTCTCAGGGAGACAAGGTCCATGGGTAGAGGATATTGAAGTAAAACATATTAACCAACTCGGGGATCTAAGTTTTATTCAAAATGCTTTATTCTTCGATGGAGTAGATATTCAAAATGAATACGGCATATCGATTAATGATTACGTTACTATTACTGGTGCTACTAATGGCGCTAATGATGTTACTAGAACTGTTGATCTAATTGAAAAAACAGATGAAGGATCTTACTTAATTTTAAGTGGGGCTAATCTAATCTCAGAGAATGATTCTCCAGCAGAGGTTTCTTTTAGATCTCAGTATGACACTCTAGCTGATGGATTAAGATTTGATGGTGATGAGGTAGACGTAGTAGAGCATGAGAGAATTAAGAGAATATTCTTATCCTCTCATGAACAAGATTTTCGTTTAAAAGATACTATTCAGGGTAAAGACTTTATTGAAGAGCAGATATTATTTCCTGCAGCAGCTTACTCTCTACCTAGAAAATCTCAATCAAGTCTTGGCTATCACATAGGTCCTATTCCAGGAGTAGATCCTAAAATCTTTACCTCAGCTAATGCTAAGAATGCTTCACAAGTTAAGATCTCCAGATCCATTAATAAGAATTTTTATAACACTATTGTCTATAGATATGACGAAAGTTTATTAGAGGATGCTAAGTTCACTGGTGGATATATAACCACTGATGCTACCTCTAAAACAGAGATCCCAGTAGGAACCCGCGCTTTAGTTATTACAGCTAAAGGGATGCGTTCAACTTTAAGCGCACTAAATCTAGCCACTACTGCGGCCGCTCGTAGATTAAAGAGATATAAACGCGGAGCAGAATACATTTCACAATTTGAAGTCCTTTATGGGGATTCTTATAACATTGAGATTGGTGATATAATCATAATTGATACCTCTGATTTAAAGATGCTAGACACAAAGCTGGCCACCAGGTCAGGGGATCCAAAATTATACGAGATTATTAATAAAACTTTTGATATAAAAACAGGTGGGGTAAAATTAGAACTTGTCGACACCAACTATTCTACCAATACACGATACTGTCTAATTTCCCCATCTAGCCGAATTGAAACAGGTGGAACCACAACTAAATTTAAATTAAAAGTAGATACTAATAACCCTTATGGAATAGATGAGGGTAAAAAATGGTCTAGATATATTGGTGCTACTATAAGAGTTAGATCAGATGACTTTACTACTAGAAACGATACGTCTACAATTTTAAGCGTTAGTGGTAATACCATTACACTAGATTCGGCTTTATCATTTACCCCACAGGACAATGATACTATGACGTTTAGTGTTTATGATGATTCTAATGATACTTTAAAACTCATCTACGGATGGATGAGAAATTTAGATTTCTTCGCAGACGGCAAGAAACGTTATGAAATGATCGGTTAAGGAGAATATAAAATGGCAGATATAGTTAGTAATGCAGCGAAAATGAATGATCTTGAAATCAGTGCAGATGCACCGATCACAGAAGACTTATTTGAAAAAATAGGCGCGAACATTAACTATCTTTTAGATCTTGCTGCTCTAGGGGTAACTACTTATCTGGTTAACGGATCTTACACTGTAGCTGAAGGTCAAAATAGAATCTTAGTTAAAATGTGTGGCGGTGGCGGCGGGGGCGGTGCTGGCGGAGCTAACGGCCCAGCTGGAGGCGGTGCTGGTGGGGCAGGTGGATCAGTTTTAGAAACTATGCTCAACGTAACTCCATTAGATGTTCACGCTGTAACAATAGGAATTGGTGGGGTAGGTGCAGGAGCTAACGGTGGCACTGGCACTGGCGGAACTGGTTCAGCTGGAACAGATACTACTTTCGGAATAATCGCGACTGCTAAGGGCGGAGCTCCAGGAACTGGTGGCCAAGGCCGGCGCCCTCGGCGGCGCCCTCGATCAGGCCGGGGATGTCGGCCACCACGAAGCTCGCTTCGCCGACGCGCACCATGCCCAGGGAAGGCGCGAGGGTGGTGAACGG